GTTTTCTTCACACCCAAGAAATTTTTTTTTATAGGATTTATTGTATCTTTGTTTCATATGTTAAACAAAAGCAATGAAAAAATAGAAAAAGTCTACAATGATTTGCTGAATGACAATGATACGAATAAAAATTATTTGGATCATAAGCTTTTGAAGTTGTTAGCAACGGAGATTGTTTTGGTTGAGGAGGCAAATGAGATTTTATCGCGTGAGGATAAAGTTAGAAAAAGTGCAAGTGGGCATCCTATGCCTAATCCATATGTGGCTATTAAGAATCAAGCATTAAAGAATATTCAGAGTATGACTAAACTTTTGAATAATTCAAAAATGGCTAATAGTGAGAATACGGTTGCCAAGGTGGCTAAATTAGATTTATTGAAAAATGGGAAAAACAAAATACAGAAAACAGGCAGTTAATGGCGGATTTGTCATTGAAAAAAAACATATGGGCAAATGGCGCAACTTGGATAAGTATGGTGAAATAGGCGATCATGTTTTATTTTGCCGTAACGAAGAAATTGCTAATCAAAAAATAAAAGAGTTTGAACAACGCGACACATTACGCGAACCAAATTATTACTGGAAAGATTCCCAGCTGCCAACTGATGATGAAAGCAGCACAGAGGTATCTGAATGATTTGGAACGTGAAGACATAAAATTTATAGAAGATTATTATAATCACGCGGTAACTTTTATTGAAGAGTTAGAACATACTATTGGTAAGTATTCCGGTAGTAAATTTAAATTAGAACCGTGGCAACATTTTATTGTAGCTAATTTATTTGGCTTTGTTAAGCCTGATGGGTTGCGTAGGTTTACAAGGGCATATGTAGAAGTACCTCGTAAAAACGGTAAATCCACATTTAGCAATGCAATTATGCTATATGGATTATTGGCTGATGGTGAAGAGGGTGCGCAAGTCTATTCTGCTGCAACTAAACTGGATCAGGCAATGATGGTATTTAGTGAGGGTGCAAGAGTGTGCCGGAAATTGGATTGGATAGATGAGGCGGTGAATGTGTACAATTCTGTGAACAATCGTAGGATTAATTATGGTGAGTCGGTATACCGACCATTGGAGTGGAATCCGGGGAAACAGGACGGATTAAATACTCATATGGCAGTAATTGATGAATACCATGCACATCCAAATGATGAGTTATATAATGTAATTCGTAATAGTATGGGTGCGAGGAGTCAACCATTGTTGTTCGTAATTACAACTGCCGGATTTAATAGGGAGAGTGCGTGTTATAGGCATCGTAATTACTGTGCTAAAATGTTGGAGGGAGGAATAAATGATGATGCATTGTTTAGTGTTATATATACATTAGATCCTGAAGACGATTGGAAAGATAAAAAGAACTGGATTAAGGCTAATCCTAATTGGGGGGTATCGGTTAATCCAAGGCAGTTAGAAGAGGGATTGCAAGAAGCTTTGGAGTTATCGCATAAAGAGGTAGAGTTTAAGACTAAACTGCTAAATGTGTGGACTGATAGTGCTGAAGTTTGGATTTCTGATGAGAAGTGGATGCGGTGTGCTACAAATGAAGAGCCAGTAGGAGTGGCGTATGGAGGATTAGATTTAGCGACAACTGGTGACTTTTGTGCATTTTCGTTGTATTTCCCTGAAAATGGGGCTATAAGGAGTTGGTATTGGCTTCCGGAGGAGAATGCGAAGCGTAGGAACGATCAGCAAGGAGATGCTATTAGGCAATGGGCGAGAGATGGATTTATTGATGTTACAGAGGGAAATGTAACAGATTATGCATTTATTAGAGCAAAATTGAACGAATTAAAGGAGAAATATGAAATTAAGGAGATTGCATACGATAGATGGAATGCTACACAGATAGTAAATGATTTGGTTAATGATGAATTTACTATGTATCCATTTGGGCAAGGTTTTGCCAGTATGTCTGCTCCAACGAAAGATTTAGAGAGAAGGGTAAATATGTTACAAATTTCCCATGATGGGAATCCGGTAACGAGGTGGATGATGGGTAATGTAATGTTGAAGCGTGATCCATCTGATAATGTTAAGGTTGATAAGGCAAAGAGTGGAGATAAGGTGGATGGTGTAGTAAGTGTGATAATGGCATTAGGAACATATTTGCAAGAAGCAAATGATGGAGTAGATGATTTTTGGTTTTTAAGCATATGAGTGGATTACCATTATATACACATGATGATTTTATAAGAGCATATTATAATGCGCTTCCTTATCATGATAAATATGAGGATGCCTATTGGTATGTGGAGGAATTATTTAAAAAAAGATATAAGAGTTATAAGTACAGTAGTTATGCTGTTTTTAGGGCTACCTTATCAAGGTGGGTAAAATGTAACACGCCATAAAAGAATAAGAATTAATATTGCATCGTATGGGTATCCTATCCAATATATTTAAATCTAATAAAAGAAGTTCAATAAGCGCACCAAGTGATTGGTTGATAAAGTCGTTAAGTTCATTATTTGGTCAACAAACAAGTTCCGGACAAAGTGTTAATTCAGAGAGTGCATTAAGTATTGCATCTGTTCATGCTTGTGTTAGGGTTATATCTGATGGTATTGCTGGTCTTGGATTAAAGTTATATTTTGAAGATGAGAACAATCGTAAGCAAGTATTCGCACATTATAGTAATGCGGTTATTAATGAGCCGAACGCATATCAAACACGCTTCGATTTCACCAAGTGGATGGTGGCGCAGTTGGTATTACAGGGTAATGCTTATGCTTTTATCAATCGTGATTCACGTTTTATTCCTACCGCGTTACATCCTATTCAATCGCATAATGTCACGCCTTATATGGTAGATGGCGAATTATTTTATAGAGTTCAGCAAGAAGGATTCCCATTAATTGTACCGGCTGTAGATATGTTACATTTTAAAGGTCTATCGATGGAAAATGTATTGGTAGGTAAATCACCTATTAAAGTACACGCAGAAACATTAGGTATTGATATAGCAGCTATTAAAAGCAGCGCAGCGGTATATAAAAATGGAACATTAAAGTTTTTATTGAAATCTGCTGGTAAAATAGATGAGGCACAGGCTAAACCATTAAGACAATCATTGGATGATGTAATAGATGGTAACAGAAGAAGTACAGTTCTTCCACAAGGGGTTGAAATGGAGAAATTGAGTTTATCTCCTCAAGAGGCACAGTATTTAGAGAGTCGTTCATTTAGTGCAGAAGAGATTGCTCGTATATTTGGTGTACCGGCATCAATGATAGGTGCTAAAGAAGGTATTAAAAGTTCTGTTGAACAAGAATATCAAGATTTCTATGCAAGAACGTTAATGGCGTATTGTAAGAATATAGAGCAAGAGTTACACAGAAAGTTATTGCAAGAGATAGATAAGCCTTATTACTACTTTAAATTTAACTTTAATTCTTTGTTGAGGGCATCTGCCAATGATCGCGCTGACTTTTATAACAAAGGTATCAGAGGTGGATGGCTCTCACCGAATGAAGCCAGGGCATTTGAAGATGCTAATGGATTTGAAGGTGGTGAAAGATATTATGCAGAGGGTAATTTAGTTCCTCAAGAGCAATTCGCTGATTATATTGAGGCTAAAATCAAAAATCTTTTAAGTAAAAATATAACTAATAATCCAAATGGACATAATTAAAAGGGCTATAGGAGAGGTTAAATACCGTTCAAATGATGGTGAAATGCCAACTGAATTTGGAGGTATTGCTGCTGTGGTTGATTCGACTACTGATCTCCGTTTTTTTGAAGAGCGTATTGAAAGAGGTGCGTTTGATAATGTATTAAATGATGATGTAAGAGTTTTATTTAATCATGATGCAGATGCTATTTTGGGAAGAACTGCTTCCAATACTGCTAAAGTATGGGTAAATAGTGATGGTAATCTTGAGTATTCTTGGATTCCTGATTATGATAATCCATTGCATATGCAAGTTGCAAGAAGTATAATGCGAGGTGATATAACTCAAAGTAGTTTTGCATTTACTGTAACTGATTATGCATGGGAAAGAAGTGATAAATATGGTGAAAACTCAACTCACGTTATAAAAAGGTTGGGTGAATTACTTGATGTATCTCCAGTAACATATCCGGCATATAAAGATACAATGGCAGAGGCAAGAAGTATATTAGAAACTAAACCAAAGAAAACCAACGAATCGGATTTAATCGATATAATAAAATTAAAGTACAAATGAAAATTAAAGCTCTAAACGAGGAAAAAGGGCGTTTAATTGAAGAATTAAACACTCTTCAGGCATCTATCAACGCAGAGCAGCGTTCAATATCTGACACAGAAAAGACGCGTTTCGCAGAAATTGATGCGCGTTTGGATGAAATCTCTTCTGAAACAGAAGTATTAGAAAAATTGCAGAAACGTGCTGCTGAAAAAGTAGCATCTGCTCCAGTTTACGGATCGGCTTCTACAAGCGACAAAACTGAAAGAGAAGAACTTGTAAGCAAGTATTCTTTTAAGAGAGCTATCGAACAAGCAACTACCGGTCGTAGAGAGGGTGTTGAGTTTGAAATGCACAAAGAGGCTGCTAACGAGTTCCAAAGAGCTGGTGTATCTGTAGCTGCTCACAGTTTGTTAATTCCTTCTGATGCTTTCAAGCGTGACATGACCGCTACTGGTGGAACTGCTGGTTCTGAAGGTGGTGTTAACATCGCAACTGAAGTTGGAGGAATTATTGATGTATTATTACCAAACACAGTTTTAGGTGGATTAGGTGTAACTCGTTTTGATAACATGACTGGTAATCTTGATCTTCCAAAAGCATCTACTCAACCAGCTGCTGGATGGAACACAGAGAACGGAACTGCTACTGAAAAGAGTCCAGCATTTGGTAAAGTTAGCTTTTCTCCAAAGAGATTGGCTGCTTACATCCAAGTTTCTAATCAGTTATTGCGTCAGAGTTCTAACAGCATCGATGCTTACGTTAGAAATTATTTGGCTAACGCAATGGCACAAGAGTTGGAAAAGGCTGCTATTAAAGGTGGTGGAACTAATGAGCCTACTGGTATCATCGGTAATGCAGATGTAAACGTAGTAGCTATCGGAACAAACGGTGGTGCTATAACTTGGCAGACTGTTGTAGACCTTATGAAAGAAGTTGAGGCTTCTAATGGTATGGGTCAAGCTTACCTAACTAACCCATTAGTTAAGGCTGCTCTTCAGACAACTGCTCGTCAAGCAAGTGGTGTTGAAGGTAACTTTATCCTTCAGTCAGGTGCTGGTGAGTT